GCTTCAGTGTAGTGGTCAGTAGTTCCGCTAACATTCACTACTCCGCAAGTGTTGTAAGTCCAACAGAAACTAATTCTTCATTCATTAATGAAGTATTTGGTACTGATGCACAAGGTAAGAGTTCAACTATTCCTGCATATGTTTATGCAGTGTTCCCAGATGCACTCAGTCAAGTTGGTTCATTTGCTGGAGAATTAATTCACTTCTCCTCAAGTATCAACGCATTGAACTTAGCAACCCAATATGATAATGCAACCACTCCTTGGATTCGTTCACAAACCATCGGTGGCAGTAAGCGTAATTTGTTCAAGGTACATACATTAAGTGACGGTACTGGTGCAAACAAGCAAATTAAGATTTCTATCACTGGTATTTCACCAAGTACCAATCCAGACAGTCAATATGGTTCATTCACACTTAATGTTCGTGAATTTACCGATACCGATACATCACCGGTTGTAGTTGAACAATTTAATAACTTAAACTTTGACCCAACCAGTCCAAATTATATCGCAAGAGTAATTGGTAACAGTGTTCCAACATATAATTCAAGTACTGGATTAACTACTTACGAAGGTGACTATCCAAACCTTTCAAAGTATATTCGTATTGAAATGAGTGAAGATGTCATTCCACAAAATGCGGTTCCATATGGATTCGCAGCACTAAACTCAGTATTTTCATCAACCGCAGGTGAAGTACCGTTACAAGCATATGTAAACAGTCGTTGGGTAAGTGCAAGTGTTGCTGGATACAATGCAGACGCAACTGGTCCAAACACTAACTACTACGGATTCAACTTTGACGGTACATATGTATCTGGTAGTGGTTTTACCGCAGAATCATATCTAGCACCAACAGTTGGTTCAAACACTGTAGGCGGCGAATTCAGTATTGAAAATCTTCCAGCAACAGAAGTTAACGGAAGTCCAATTTCATTAACTAATCGTGACCACGCATCATATCGTCGATTCTCAGTACCATTCCAAGGTGGATTCGATGGGTTCAAGCCAAATCGTGAAATTGCACTTGGTGGTGCAATCACCGCAACAAACACTCAAGGATTTAATCTTAACGGTGCAGCAGCATCGGGTTCAGTAGAATACAAGAGAGCATTAAATCAATTAAGTAACGCAGATGCAGTAGATTTCAATCTCTTAGTTGTACCTGGTGTTATCTACTCACAACACAGTTATATCGCACAATCAGCAATTGATATCTGTGAAGCTCGCGGTGACTGTTTCTACATTGTTGACCTTGACACACTTGATGCAACAATTGATTCTGTAACTTCATACGCAGAACTTCTTGATACTAACTACGCAGCTGGTTACTATCCTTGGGTTCGTGTTCTTGATGACATCACTGGTAAGTTCCTCTGGGCACCACCATCAGTGGTTCTTCCAGAAGTATATCAATATAGTGATAATGTTGGAGCAGAATGGTTCGCACCAGCAGGTTTGAATCGTGGTGGTATTCCAGGCGCAGTTGGTGTTAAGACTCGTCTAACTCAAGCACAACGCGATGAATTGTATGAATCAAAGGTCAATCCAATCGCACAATTCCCAGGACAAGGTATCTGTGTCTGGGGACAAAAGACACTCCAACGTCGTGCGTCAGCACTTGACCGTGTAAATGTTCGTCGTCTTCTTATCACCGTTAAGAAGTATATCGCAAGTTCAGCAAGATACTTGGTATTCGAACAAAATACTGAAGCAACTCGCACACGCTTCTTAAACATCGTCAACCCATATCTCGCAGGAATTCAACAACGCTCTGGATTGACCGCATTCCGTGTGGTAATGGATGAAACCAATAACACACCAGATATTATTGACCGTAACATCTTGGTTGGTGCAATCTATCTCCAACCAACCCGTACCGCAGAATTCATCAAGTTGGATTTCAACATTCTCCCAACTGGTGCAACCTTCGATACCATCTAATCAGTTTTTTCGATAACCACTATTTATTAAAGTACCAATCTATATCTGGAGAGCCATATGGCAAATTTGGTCAATGAACAAGAACTCTTTTTCACCGCATTCGAACCAAAGACTGCGAATCGCTATATTATGTCCATCGACGGAATTCCTTCGTATCTAATTAAGAAGGCAGACCGTCCAAAGATTACCCAAGAAAAGAAGCGTTTAGACCACATCAATCTACAACGCTACATCAAGGGTAAGACTGTATGGGATGAAATGGTATTAGAATTGTACGACCCAATCGTACCATCAGGCGCACAAGCAGTAATGGAATGGGTTCGTCTTCACCACGAATCAGTTACCGGTCGTGACGGATACGCAGAATTCTACAAGAAGGATATCATCATTAATGTTCTTGGTCCAGTAGGTGATAAGGTTGAAGAATGGATTCTTAAGGGCGCACAAATCACCAAAGTCGAATTTGGTGAAATGAGTTGGGAAAAGGATGACCCAATGTCTATCTCATTAACAATTCAACCAGACTATTGCATCCTCAATTACTAATAGTTCGGTAAGTATCAAAAACCCCACCCAAAAAGTGGGGTTTTTTGTTATATACCAATACTTTGTGATACTTATATAAAGGTGTATTTTTTCGAGGAAGACTATGGCAGAAATTACTGAATTCAACATCGGTCAAGGGGAAACTTTCAAAATATTGACCAGCCTAGAAAACATAGATACAGATTCGTACTTAGACATAACAAATTATACATTTACTGGCCAAGTTCGTGAAAACTTTAGCACGGATGAGGTTGCTGCTACATTTACGATTACAAAAATAAATCCACAAACCTCAGGAAGTTTTTATATAGAACTTACCCCAGCAGATACTAGTGCGCTAACACAACGCAAATATGTTTACGATATTAAAATGACAAGTGGTTCAATCACTCGTCGTGTTCTTGAAGGATACTTTGTTGTTCGCCCAGCTGCTACGAGATAATAGATGAGCAATTTTATTGTCAACACCGATATACCAAATCTTCGGGTAGTTATTAGAGAAGGTGACCAATATAATATAAACATTGTTCCAGGTAGAATTACTACACTGGTTACTGGTTCGTTTACCAGCTATGCAGATATGGCTGGAATGGCAGCATCTGCTTCATATGTTAGTGGAGCAGGTGTATTCGCACAGTTTGCAACATCGGCATCATACGCGGTTACTTCTGACAGTGCATCATTCGCAACTACTGCATCATATGCACAAACTATCAACAGACAAATTACAGGTTCAGTAGTCATATCAGATGATTTAACCGTACAAGGTATCATCAGTGCAGAAAAATTATTAGTATCCTCATCTGTTATTTATGAATCTGGTTCGACGAAATTTGGTGATTCAGCAGAAGATACACATCAATTTACTGGGTCCGTGTCAATACAAGGACCGCTTAATGCATCAAGCTTTACCGGGTCAATTTATCTAGAACCCGTATCAGAAAGTTATGCTTTTCAAATTCCATTTGTCAGTGAATCATCGGGTAGAGCAAAAAATAGTTTAGCAGTAGATACTACACAACATTTAACATTTAATCCTTCTACTCACGTATTACAAATTAGTGGTGGTATTGGAAATACAGGTGGTATTACACGACTATCTCCACAAGGCGTAACATTTATTTCTGGCTCAAATTTTGCTGGAGTAATAGAAAAATTTGGTGTTATCAATACAATAGATAACAAAACAATAGCTATAACTGCAGATCCATCAAAACTTAATCTAGCATTAGAAAACAACACTAATCCTGGTATATATGTTACCAGTGGAACATTACAAAGTACAGGATATGTCCCGTTAGAATTTCAAGCATCAGGAAGTTATACCGACGGTCGGGTAACAGTAAATACCCCACTTGTAGCAAAACAAAGTGTAGAAGTCACTGGATCAGCTACAATAACGGAATTCGTCAAATCCAATGAATATAAGTTAAATGCAGGAACAGTTTCTATAGTATTTACGGGGTCAATTAATACAGGAATATTTGGGGTAACCGAATATATCCAACCCTACATTTCCACCACAGAATACTCAGGAATGACCGTAGAATACCTCGCCCAACGACCAGGCGCATGCAGAATGGGTATTATTATGGCATCGTGGTTAGATACCGCCAGTATCGTATTTACTGATATTTCCACTACCGATATCGGAGATACAAGTGATATTACATTTAGATTTTTAAGTAGTTCAAATGAATTACGGTTACGAGTCAATAGTGACGGGTCAGGCAGTGGAGCTTGGACTGTACAAAGTTTATTCAAATTGTTTCCAAATTTGAGTTCTTAAAGAAGTATTTAATATTTATATACAATAAAACCCTGTTGGGAGAACCGTATGGCGAATGAATTTATTGCACGTAAAGGTCTGATAGTCCTTGCGAATGGCGCAAAGGTAACAGGCTCTTTAGGTGTTCAAGGTGATATTAACGCGACTGGCTATAATGTCACGGCATCAAATCTCCAGTTACTTGGAAGTGCAAGTATCAACGGTGACATTACCGTTGGTGGAAACCTTACAGTCGGTAATGCAGATATTGATGTCGTCAAGTTCCTGGCCGAAGTTAGTTCTTCTATCGTACCCGATGTTAATAATTCGTTTGACCTTGGGTCTGGTTCTAAGTCATGGAAAGACTTATATGTAAGTGGTACCGCATTTGTACATGATGTAAAAGCAACAACTATAACCGGTTCAATGACCGGTTCGTTTACTGGTAATGTAACCGCAACTACATTTAGTTTTGACATAGATACATTTGGTAGTGACTTAACAGGTATTACTGTTGCAGGAACTGATAAATTAATCGTATCTGACGGTGGTACCGATGGTCGTATCAATGTCAGTCAACTCGCTACACCACTTGCAGGAACTGGATTAGAAGCGAATGCTGGAACAATCAGAATTGCAGCAGCAGCTGCAGGTAATGGTTTAACTGGTGGTGCTGGATCAGCATTGGCAGTTGGAGCAGGTAGTGGTATCACGGTAAATGCCGATGATGTGACACTTGATACCGCATCAGCACACTTTGTCACTGGTGCAAGAGCAACCATTTCGTCTACCGACACCGCCGGTGCAAGTGGTATCAACCTCAGATACAATTCTGCAACTGGTGTAATTTCTGGTTCTCTTGTTAATAGTTCAGTAACAGTAAGTGCAGGTAGTGGTCTAACTCAAGGTGGCGCGGTATCACTTGGTGGTTCTGTTACTGTCGCACTTGATACTGGGTCAGCAACATTTAACGATGGTGTCAAAACTAAGTTAAACACAGAAGGTATATTCAGTAGTTCTGTACAAACCGATGTTCGTAACACCACCGGTATTGCAACGATTGCAACAACTGGTTCAAACACCTTTACTGGTGTTCAAACAATCAGCAATACTACCAACAGTACAAACTTTGCAGATGGTGCACTAATTGTACAAGGTGGTGTTGGTATCGCCAAGGATGTAAACATTTCTGGTAGTTTGACTGTAACGGGATTGTTGACCGCAGTATCTACCTCTATCCAATATGTTACATCTTCACAACTTAATATCGGCGTAAGCAGAGTTACAGTAAACGACGATGACCTAATAAGATTCGCTGGTCTATCCGTCATTGATTCTGGTTCTACATACGGAACTGGTTCACTTCTCTGGGATAGTCTAAACAATCGATGGATAGCTGAAACAGATGATGCAAACTATGAATCAGGAACAATTATCCTTGGTCCAAAGAATTTTGGTGCACTTGGTGATGAACCAATATTAGTTGATAATCGTGTTCCTGTTGGATTTGGTGACCATCATATTGACAATAGACTTGTATCAAGTTCTATCCGTGTAGATTTCCCATCACGACTTACCCACATTGAAGCAGGATTGTATGTTACTGGAGCAGTTACTTCATCAGTAGGATTCTCTGGTGATGGTAGTAATCTTACTGGTATCGTAACAAATCTTAATATTACTGGTTCGGATGGTGGTACTGGTACGGTTTCACTTAAGACTCAAGCACTTACTGTTGACGGAACAAATGGACTGACCGCAACCGTCAGTGGTCAAACTATTACGATTAGTGGTAGTGATGCAACAACGAGTGCAAAGGGTGTCGCATCATTCAATAGTGCAAACTTTAGTGTAGTTGGTGGTCAAGTAACCGCAAGTGCAATCACTTTCAACAGTGTACCACTTAACCTTGGTTCATCATATTCGTTCGGTTTACAAAATATTACTCCACAAGGTGCAACAACCGCAGACCAAGTTACACTCAACGGTGGATTAATAGTTCACGGTACACTCTTTACATCTGGTAGTAATCTAGATGTTGATAGTGGTACTGAAACTATTGCGGCAGTTGGAACAGGAAGTTATGACGCGGCGTTCTTTGACTATGTTGTAAAGAAGGGAGGTAACTATCGTGCAGGTACCGTGACCGCAGTGTGGGAAGCTGGTACAAATAATGTTGAATTTACTGATGTGTCTACAAATGATTTAGGAAACACAGCTGATGTAGTTCTTTCAGTAGACTTATTCTCAGCAACCGCACGATTAAAGGCAACAGTATCTTCAGATAACTGGATTGTCAAGACCGCAGTAAGAGCATTATAAGATAATAAGTAAAAAGGTTGTAATACAATAGAAACTTACCTTTGGATAATGAAGAAGGGGAATTATGGCAAATGAATTTATAGCCAGAAAGGGACTGATTGTCCCTACTGGAAGTATAACAGTTACATCTGGTTCGGTTACAGCGACCGATTTTATTGGTACCGCAAGTCGCGCAGTCACCGCTTCATACGCCTTAAACGCACAAGGAACAGGATTCCCCTTTAGTGGTAGTGCAGTCATCACCGGGTCACTTAATGTAACCCAGGCGGTGACTGCATCGTTTTTTAAGGGTGATGGTAGTGAACTTATAAATCTCCCCACAACGGCTACCTCATCTGTCACTATCACAACTAATACTTTTACTGGTGATGGTTCACAAACACAATTTGATTTAGGTACACCATTTCACATTAGTTCTTTATTTGTTAGTGTGGATGGTTTGTTTTATACACCAACAGTAGATTATAATATATCTAGTTCTGTTGTCACATTCGTATCAGCGCCACCCTCTGCATCAGATATTACAATTCGTTCACTTATTAATGTAACCACTGGTGCAACTGGTACATTTAGTGGTTCATTTATTGGAACTATTTCTAGTGCATCATATGCACTTACATCAAGCTATGCATCGGTAGCAGATTTTGCACTAACTCCCGCCGGTACTAGTGGTACAGCAGGTTCTTCGGGAACTAGTGGTTCTTCAGGTACTTCTGGAAGTTCAGGTTCTACAGGAACTAGTGGAAGTTCAGGAACCTCAGGCAGTTCAGGTTCTTCAGGTACTTCGGGACAATCAGGAACTTCTGGTAGCTCTGGAACCAGTGGGTCAAGTGGAACGGGCGGTTCTTCAGGTTCTACTGGCACATCAGGTAGTTCTGGTAGTACAGGTACTTCAGGTTCAAGTGGAACCTCGGGTTCTTCTGGTAGTACTGGAACCTCTGGGTCATCTGGTACATCTGGTAGTTCGGGAACTTCGGGTTCTTCTGGAACATCTGGTAGTAGTGGTACCTCGGGTAGTTCTGGTACCTCCGGCACATTAACGCTCACAGGAAATACGGACAACGGATTAATTACTCTTAATGGTTCTGCGCCAAATGCAACCGTAGAAAGTAATCTTACCTTTGATGGTAATTCGTTAGTAGTTACAGGAGCAATCACAGCAAGTACTATACGAGTTAATGGTACTGCTTCATTACGATATTTAGAAACACAATTTGTAACCGCTTCAGTTATCTATGAAAGTGGTTCTACTAAGTTTGGTGACAGCTTTGATGATGTACATCAGCGCACTGGTTCACTAGAAATTACTGGCTCTTTACTTATAAACGGTACTTCATACACAGCAGCCACATCAGGAACCGCAGGTACTGCAGGAAGTTCTGGTTCGTCGGGAACTAGTGGTAGTTCTGGTACAAGTGGAACATCAGGTTCAAGTGGCTCATCTGGTACATCTGGAACTTCTGGTAGTTCTGGAACTAGCGGTACAA